TCTTTAAATAAATTAAATATAGCACCACTAGAATTTACTAGTGTTATAGTTATTGTGCTGCCTGATCCAGCATCTTCAGATACTAACAATGATTTTACCACAGCTGTTTTTGCACTTGGCACAGTATATAAGGTAGTTAAATCTGTTGTAGTTAAATCTGTTTTTTTATTTATAAAACTATTTGCCATTAATTTAAAAAGAAGTTTTGTGCTTCTACCTCATCTTTTAATTCTTGTTGATACGTAGTATTTAGTTTTACTATGATACCATCTATATCTCTAGTTTGAGCCTCTGCAACTGTATAATCATATTCTTGTGCAGGTCTTGTTAATACTTGTACTATTTTTGCCATTATCTTCTTCCATCTGGTTGTATGTCTAATCTAAAAGTTCCTAATTTCCAACTTTGAGAGGAACCTGTATTTGCTATTTTTAATGCAATTGCTCTAGCTCTTGCACGTGTGTCAACTTTAGTTGTAGTTGAATCAACTGTAAAAGGTCCTAGTGCAGAACTAGCTTGACTATTATTAGAAAAATTTCTTAATTGTAATGTAACTTGTGTGTTACCTGTTTGAGAAATAAAGTCTGGTATAAATCTTCTTATCTTCATTATAAACTCACCATCTCCTCTAAGATCAGCTACACCAGTTTGTGTTCCTTGAGCTGATCGCCTTTGACTAATATCAAAATCTCCAGAACTTATATTTGCTATAACTGCAGTTATAGTTCCATTTCTATTTTGATCTGTTCCTGTTTCGTGTTCATAGTATGATGTTCTACCTTCAGTGTTACCAATAACATCAAAAGATGTATCCGTGCTAGCATCATATTCAAGAGCGTGTGGTTTTGTAAATACAGCAGAGTCTTGCCACATTGTTCTAGCAAGTGTGCCAACAGTCCAAACTGGTCGTTGTGGTGATGAATCAAAATAATTATATGCAACCATTTTATTTACAACAGAGGATGTTGAACCAGGATAAAACCACATAACTTCGCCAAACAAGTTATTTAATCCCGCAGAAATCATTTGATTTCCTGATTCCATATTTATATCATCATAAACATGATCTTCTACTAAACATGGTAATGATTCTAATTTACCGGCGTATCTAAAAAAACCATTTTCTGACATCCAATATGCAGCACCATCAACTTCAACACATGCGTTTTGACCTGCAAGTCCACAGTTAGTTCCAACTTGAGAGAATGCAAATGTAAACGGTTGACCAACAAAACGTTGTGTAAATAAAGCAGTGTCGGTCCATACATACAAAGCATCTCTACCTCTGATTGCTCCTCTGATCTGTGATCCATCGGCCAGTCTTTGTGTACCAGCGGTATTTGTTGCCGTAGGCACATAAGTATTTATATCTTCTTGATCAGAAAATCTAATAAACATATCATCTTGTGTTTCTGGACTTCCTATTGTTGTTTCTGTTCCATAAAAAACTAAGTGACGATCTGGTGTTGATACAACCATGTGTCTAGATGCAGTTGGTGCGCCTGATATAATAGTTGCTCTTGTATCTGTTGCATTTGATAATGCTGAGTTCCACTCAAATACAGCACTATCATGAATTAAACAAATAGCTTTGTCACCAAAATTATCCAATGACCACATGCCTGGTTCTAATACTAAATCACCAGATGCAGCCTCCCCCCAAGCAACAAAGTTAGTTGAAAATGTAACTGTTGCATTATCACTGTGCGATGCTGCTGATGTTCCTGCTACACCTCTTGTTACACCAGTTAATGTATTATCCGTAATACCAGTGTATGACATTTCTTCACTTCCTATAATAATAAAATTTGTTCCAGAGCTAGAAAATTGTGATGCATCTGTAAGTGTAACACTTGTTACTGAATCATTTATAGCTCCATCTAAAGTCGTTGTTACAGCAGAAGTATCTTCACCACTCCAAGATCCAAGACCCCAACCAAAACCTTTTTGTTGAACAGCTGAACCGACAGTGTAATAATGTTGAACTCTAATACCTCCAGATGTAGTTGCACCAGA